TACGAATAAATGTGCCGCCATACACAAATTGTATTGCAGGCTATTAAAATTTAAAAGATTAGTCAGGGAACTATCGACTGAATCTGACGCGAATTTTGCAGAAAATCTCAACTGATTGCAATACTAAGATGCTTCCAAAATACACATTAATAAAAATTTCATATTTCAGAATGCAAAAAGCCCATCTATTGATGAGCCTTTAAGTATTTAGTGAATCGCTATAACTTCGTCCACTATAGCAGAAATATGCCATATCGCGTTTAAACGGTCAAGGCTTCTGCTCGTAAACAATTAGCGCGGAATATTTAGGGTGTTTTTCTGTTGGGTGGCTGTGACTCACAGAAATTAAATTAAAACCTTGTAGATCTTGATCAAGGAGCACAAACCAACTATTTAAAGTTTGGACAAGCTCTTCCATTGTTGATGCATATATAACTTCTGCTTTTCTCATAATCACACCATTTTTAGAAAGTTAAATTTTCCAGCAAGAAAGAATCTAGCACAGCCAACCATGATATTCACTTGACCTTTTGATTGATTTGTAAGAGTTGCTACGGCGCTTAAGCTTCGGTTTTCTACTTTATTTTTTACAAGGCACATCACAGCGTATTTAGCCTGATAATCCACCTCATCAGACTTAAAAATTCCTCGCAATAATTCCTGTACTTGATCCGCTTCAAAATCACTAATCTCGCACTTGATGTATGACTTGCTGTTACGAGGCGTCTTATCTGCCTCTTGAATCAACCAGTAAATTTGATTTACATGTAACCCATCTGGTAAGCCACCGCCTTTCATACGAACGGTTTCACACCATGCCCCAAACTGCTCTAACCAGCCATCAATGTTAAATTTAGCCCAATTCATCGTTTGTGTTTTAACCGCTGCATTCATGCTATACCCTCAAACTTCTCTTACGTCTATGTTGTGCACTGTTTTCATCAAGTGTTTCTTGTTGCGATAACTCGCTAATTTTCTTGTCGCTACTGACTTCACATCCTCCACTACAAACTCTCCAGTACTGCGGTAATACGTGAAATCAGCAAAATATCGTAATGCTGGTTTTGCTCTTTTCTCCCCTCCAATCTTTGTCTTAGGTGCTAATTCAAATTTGGTATGGTGCTTTAGATCTCGGATCTCACCACGTTGCTGCATTGCCTTAAGTTCGATGTACCGTTTAAACTCCTTCTTGCTATCGAAGGTCATTCCATCTAATTCAACCTTCAATGCTTTAAACTTGTTTCCTTTACTCCTTGCTTGCTTTGGTTTTGGGAACATCTCACGATACTGAGTAACGCTGATTGAAGTCATTTAGAACCTTTCATCCCTACCTTTTCAAAACAGCCTTCTATACCTGTGTAGCTATATCCACGTTCATCTTTTGCCTTGATCATTGTTAGTCCTGATCGACTACCACGCTTTATAGCAACTACTCTTAAATCACCTTGTGGGTTCCAGCTAGCTTGCTTGTATGCATCTTTGTCAGGGGTAACTAGATCCCCAATTTTTAGATCAGTCCCTAACATTGCTGCACCCCAAATAATTGTTTTGCTTTGCCAGTAAGGTAGTAACGCTTTGCCTCACCAAGCTTTGACTTACCTGTATACAGAAGCCCCGCCTGAACCATGCTATTTAAGTAGCGCTGAACACATCGAATACCCTCTGTCTGCATGGCTTGTTGCTGAACTTCCGATGCTGTGGCAATCCCCGTATTTTTTATCGCTAGCAACACATCAACGCCTACTGATAAAACTCTGGCTTTTCCACCTGAATTTCTGCGCATATCTTCGCGATTTTCCTGATTCACGCCCCACCTCCTACCAATGCAGCGATATCTCTAGGCACAGGCACGCCATCTCGGTTGCACATTTCCACATAAGCCTTAGGGTTCTCATATGGATCTGGACCAAGCTCTTGCTTAACTTGTTGCGGCTTCTCGGTTGGCTTAAATTCTTGAGGCTTCTCAACATGGCGATTACGCACGTTCAGCTTTTTCTTCAGGTTTTCCAGAGCTAATCGAGCTTCTTCTTTTTCAACTGGTACATGCTCTTTTTTCTCGTTATTCCAAGTTAGTTGTTCTGGCTCTTGGTACCACTCTTGCACACGACCTTTGAGTTGAGCCTCAGCCAAGTATTCTTCGTACAACCGCATGAACTCGCGTTTTGCTGTATACATTTCACCATCAGTAATCAGCAACATCACTTGATCCAAAGCGAACTTTGCAATCGTTGTAATTTCTTGGTATTGCTCTCTGTTATCAGCAAGCTTGGTTTTTTTATGATGCATGATCTTGGTGTACTCACATGCTTTCACCCATGCTTTTTGAGCATTCCACCAGTCTTGGCCAACACATAATTCTTTGAATTCAGCAAAGCTAGGCATGTACTTTTTGCCTGATGTGCTAAGCAAAACAATGCCACGATCAAACTGTTGCTTGGTTACCCCAGTCAAAGCATTTCCCACAATCCCTTCGACCATGCTCAATGGAAATGCATTCACTCCCTCGGCAGGAAAGTTCTTGTTGAACTGCGATGCATACAATGCGCGAAGTGTTGCAATCAGAAACTGAATATCGTATTGAGTGACTTGGTTATTCATGGGTGATAAACCTCCACAGCATTTGAATCAGGTGTTACATCAATCACGGTTGATTGTGTTTGCTCGTTAAACATTTGCATGAAGTAACCAGGTTCACTTGGCGCTTGTTGAGCATGATTGTTTTGCAGATTTGCAGATTGATCTGGTTTTGGAGCGAATACACCCTGATAATTTCCAATGATTGAATTTTCCAGAGATTGGTTTGCCAATGCTCCGAATGACTCGAGTTTTTTCACAATGAGTTTTACAGCGTTTTCAGTGAGTGGTTTTTTGTTCGCTGTTCGCATATCAACAAACTGAATCCAAAGATCACGATCCACGTTCTCAGATAATTCAACTGGCTTTGCATCAAACAATTCTTTCTTCTGTTTTTTAGTTTTTTCAGAAGTCGAATTTGTTTTTTCGCCATTATTAATATTTGTTTTTGTATTAGTTGTTTTATAGTTGTTATTGTGGGTCGATATTTTCGACTGCGTGCTATCTAAAATATCGACTCCCCCCTCTAAAGATTCGACTGCAGAATTAGCTTTGCTATCTATATTTTCGACGGCGTTTTTTTCGCTATCTAAAATATCGACTGCAAAAATACCGTCTGTTAAATCGTATTTTGCAGGTTGATTTGCGAACGATTTACGTACAATAATTCCAAGATCAACCAACTTTTCACATCCCTTTAAAACTGAATCTTTGTTATAGCCTGTACCCTCAATAAGCTGAGAAACACTGATGCTATCTGTTGATTTATTCCAGCCACGTGTCTTACGAACAATAAACAAATAACAAGCCAAGGCAGGCCCTTTCATGAGAGCCATATACCCTTTGTCCACCAAATCATTGGGGAGCATAAATGCGTTCGATAAAAAATTACTCATGCTGCTACCCACCCAATTTCACCAGACCACGCTTTTCCAACTGGCGAACAATTCGAGGTTCGATAAACTCGTTGTTGAGCTTGTAGCGTGTTCTGGACTTTTCTTTGACTTGAATTAATACAGCACCATCTTGCATGGCGTGACGGATTGCTACGGCAGCCCCCCCCCATTTGAGTTGTATGCTCGATGATGAAATAAGCCTCTTGTGCTGCAATCGCCTCATTCATCTTTGACAGAGGCATTGCAGCCAATTCTTTAGCTGTGTAGATCGTAACTGGCTCAAGCAATGGAATTGCCACTTCGATAGGTGCGGGAGCCTGTGGTGCCTTTTGACCGCGCTTTGCTGCATATCTCATTCTTCACCAACCTTAGGCTTAACATAACCACCAAATGACTGAACTTTTTCTGCCTTGATTAGGCTGGTTATTACCTGGTGTGCTAACCAGTTTGTTATGCGGAAGCAATATGCCATCTGCTGAGCAAGTTCTTCCTTTGTCACCGCAGCGTTATCCGCTGGATAACCACGGCGCTCTAGATTTTGGCGCTTCACTTGATAAATCTTGCCCAGCATGTCTAAAGCAGGCTCATAAAAAGATTGAACCTGTTGTGATTGCTTATGCTCTGGCTGCTTTTGAAAATGTCCGTTCATGATGCCTCCGATACAAATAATGCGACTGGAGGATCTAAACGGCGTTTGGCCTTTAGTTCTGCTACAGTGGCGTGACGAATAAGGTGGCTTGAGGCAAACTTAGAATTACTTTCCAGAAGAACATTGTCTTGCTCTACCTTCGAAACTGTTAAAAGTTGCTCAATCGCATTTTCGGATTTAAAAACCACGACATCACCAGGAAGAAAATCAGTTAAGTTGCTAGGATTTATGTGTTGTGCTAAATTTGTTTTCATATTCAACTCCGCAAGTAGTTTGAATTACCTGAAAAAGCCTGATGTCAGATATCAGGCTTTTTCATTTTCCATAGCCCAGTTCATCTCGGCGCTCACTAATTTCGTCATGAAATAAATCATCAACTGATTCAATTCGACTCATCCAACTCTTAGACATCACCAAAAGCGCTTCGACACGCGACTTATCAATGCTTTGATATTCCTTTGGAACAACCTTCAATCCAAGGCAACTCAACAGTTCGCAAAACATTTCAATTTCAGTCAAACCATTGTTTTTCTTTTCATTTTTAAGTCTAGATATGGTGCTTGGATCAACTGCAAGCTGATCGGCTAATTCACCTTGTTTGCTAATTGCAAGTGCCTGCAATATTCGTGATACGTCATTTCTGGCACTTGCGCTGAGATCAATGGATACTTTGCTCATAGGCAGCTCCTAAGCTGTTAGTGTTTGAAATTCTTTTAGTAATGGACATAGATCTACTGCTTTAAATTTTCCGCTAGTTGCTATTTCTGCGCGTATTGCAACGCGTTCGGACATATTCCAACGCCCAGCTACATATCCGCTGATATTTGCCTGACTAACGTTAAGAGCCTTTGCTGTAGCGACTTGCCCACCAAAATGCTCTACAAGATTCTGGTAAATGGTTTGCATGGCCATCTCAAAATATTAGTAATAAATTAGATAATATTAGCAATCTAATATGCAGTCAATAAGTATTCTAATTTGATTTGATATTAGTTGCCTAATATGCTTAAGAAAGCATAAGAGGGTGATAGAAATGCTTAAAGACAGATTGAAGGAAGCTCGTAAAAAGGCAGGTAAATCTCAAAAGGATGTGGTTGAGGCCATTGGGATAACTCAATCTGCTCTAAGCCAACTAGAAACAGGATTGGTAAACTCCTCATCTCATCTACCGTCAATCGCTAATTTTCTTGGCGTGAACGCCTACTGGCTACAAACTGGTAACGGTGAAATGCTTGCCAGTGCAACTCGAGAATCAAGCTTTAGTAATGTCCGCCTAGATACCTCGCCATTACGAAAAATTCCAGTATTGGACTTTGTTCAGGCGGGTCTATTTCATGACGTTGGATATGATGGTCTTAATCCTAAGGGTGAGACTTATACGACTTATCAGAATGCAAAGCCTGAATGCGTATTTTCCCTAGAAGTTTCCGGCTTAAGTATGACTCCTGAATTTAATCCAGGTGACAAACTGGTAGTTGATGCATCAATACCTCCTTATCCTGGATGTTTTGTTATTGCACAAAACGGCAGTCATGAGGCTACTTTTAAGAAATATCGTGCAATTGGATACGATGAGCATGGTAGAGAAACTTTTGAGTTAGTACCTCTAAACCCTGATTTCCCCACTATGAACTCAACACAACAAGAAATCCGCATCATTGGCGTAGTTGTGGAACACTTAAGAAGTTTTAATAAATAAAAATACTTTTCCAATGCGATGCAGATCCTATCCTAGTGATGGGTTTTGCATTCTAATTTTAAAACTTAAATGGCAATCATTATGAAAATAAAAATTTACTTAACACTAATGCTTCTTTCAGTCCTGAGTGGGTGCTCAAAACAAGAATCAGCTCCTCCAGCGACCGACTCAGATACATCAGCACAATTCGAGAAGTTAGATGCTGTTATAGATGGGTATCTTGATAAATTAGATAACCATAAAACCCCTATGGCTGAGCGTAAACAGATCCTATGCGTTGATTATCCAAATGTTTACAATAAAGAATACGCTCCTCTTCTGCTCAAAAACTTTCCTCAAGACTACACTCAAGCAAAACTTGATCAGGATCTAAAATTAGCTTTGGATTACTACAAAGGAAAAGACAATATTCAATGTTAAGGTATTTGTTTCTTAAATCTGAAATGATAGCCTTATAAGCTACTCTCAAGGTCACTTGCACAGACCTGTAACAACAAAGTAGCGCAAATTAACCCATCCCAGTGATGGGTTTTCTTTTGCCTATTAAAAATATAAAAATTAGAGACCAATAAAAATATATTAGAATACTTATTGACTACTAATATTAGTGTGCTAATATTTTTCTACAGACAACAAAAAAGCACACCGACCGTCAAATCAAATGTGCTTTTACTCAATGAGTGAGATAAGTATGAAACAAATCGAATGCCTCAGTCAAACGGCTGATATCGAAACAAACAAAAGTCAAACAACGGCGCGCCTATACCAGCACCCTACTCCTGCGAACACAGTCCAATACAAATCATCAGGTCTAGCACCTGATGCATTAATCGCAATTGCTTTATGCACTGCAATCATTTCAGGTTTCACAAGCTGCACGGCGGATCAACGCATTACTTCTGCCCAAACTGAACACCTTGTTAAAGCGGGAGTTAAGCCGTGAATGCACAAGTCAAAACCAAATTTGCTGAGTTCATCAGCATGGATGCAAATCGCAATATCACTATGCGTCTTGGTCCCACTGTTTATGTCCAAAACGGCGCTGATATTTTCTGGCAAACGAAATCTGGTGAGTTGGTATTAGTCACAGATGAAACCCATGCAACCAAGCCATGGATCCGCGAAAACTTTAAACGTGAACGTGCTTTTCAAAAGCGTAAAGCATTAGCAATTGGCTTGCAGTCTTCACACATCCCTTCACAAGACCGTCGTGCGTTTAACAAACGCATGGGACGAGTTTGGGCTTAAGGAGAAGGACATGGGAATTCAGGTATTTACTCCAGAAAAAACACTACTTGTTGAAAGTGTTATTTGCTACCTATACACCGATCCTGGTTTAGGTAAAAGCTCAATTGCTCACACGGCGGAAAACGTTGTGATTTTTGACTTCGATAAAGGTCAGCACCGCGTTTCCCCAGAGTTAAGACGCGGCTCTATTGTCCGTATGGATAGCTGGTCTGATTTAGAGAATCTTAAAGACAGCTTTTATGACAACTATAAAACGATTGTTGCAGACACCGTGGGCGCTATGCTCGATGCAATCAAGGATCAACTATTAAAGAATCCAGATAACAGACAGCGAGATCAAACCCTAACGCTTAAGGCTCAAGGTCTTGCTGGTAACAAGTTCATGACCATGGTTCGCAAATGGCAGTCGCTTGGCAAAGATGTGGTTTTCATTGCACACGCCATTGAAGAAGAAGCTGGTAAGGAAAAGCTTAAGGTCTATCGTCCAGACTTAGCAGGTAAAAATAGAAACCTGCTGTACCGCATGGCTGATGTTATGGGGTATTTGCATTCATCTACCGATGCAAACGGTGATAGTACTCGCACGATTTACTTCAATCCCGCGCCTACACACCACGCAAAAAACTCAGGTCGTTTAGGTCATGTAATAACTACTGAAAGTGGTGCGGAGATTTGCACTGGGCAAGTTAGTGTTCCTGATTTGATGAACTCACCAACATTCTTAGCCGATCTGTTAAAGCAAGCTAAAGATCACATCAATACGCTTACACCGCTACAGGCTGCCGAAATCAAAGCTCAAGCAGATTTAAGTAACTTTAAACAAAGCTGTGATGAAGCAAATCATTCTGGCGATTTGAATCAATTAACTCAATCGCTTGATGCTGAACATAAGTATGCAACACCAATGTGGCATGCAGTACAACTGCGTGGCCGTGATATGGGCTGCACTTTCGATAAGGAGAAAAAGCGCTGGTTTGATCCGCCTAAATTTAATGGGATCAATGAAACTCAGCGTGACCAGATGCAAGCCTTCATTAATGAACGCGGCTTAGACACTAAAGCGGTGTGTGAACATCTTGGAATTGACTCCCTACTTCAAATCGAAGTTTCACAGATCCAAGCCGTACAACAAGAAATCGACAACCTCGCTAAACAAGGTATGACTGCATGAATGCCATTATTTTAGACACCGAAACCCACACAATTGATGGCTACCCTATCGAGATTTCTCACTCACCTTGCTCTTTTGAGCAGGGTGTTTTGGAGGTTGATCATAATCGTAACTTTGACCAGTACTTCTCATGCCCCGAACCAATTACGTTTGGTGCGATGGCTGTTCACCACATCATTGAAGCGGATCTGGTTGGTTGTCCAAGCTATGACACTTTCCGCTTACCTGCAGATGTGACTCATATCATTGGCCACAATATCGATTACGACATTCGCGCAATTCGCTTATGTGATTCATCTATCCAGGTGAAGGCTATTTGCACCCTCGCCCTATCTCGAATGGTTTGGCCAGATGAGTCACACACATTAAGTGCGTTGTACTACCTGCTCATGGAAGACAAAGCATTAGCCCGTAGTCATCTACGTAAAGCACATAACGCGAAATGGGATATCTATTTCACTGGTGTGGTGCTCAAAGCAATCGTTGAGAAGTTGGGTATTAAGGATATGCAGTCCCTTTACCTTTTCTCAGAGCAAGCGCGCATTCCGACCAAGATTACTTTTGGAAAACATAAAGGCATGGCGATTAAGGATCTGCCTTCAGATTACGTTGTTTGGCTGCTCAAACAACCTGACTTAGATCCGTATTTAGTTAAAGCATTAAGAGGATAAGAATATGAATATTTTAAATGCACAAGAAGCTTTCGCAGCTCTACAGAAAGGCAAAACAGTTTTATGTCGTTATGCTGGCGATGGCACACTTCGAGCTGATAAAGACTTCAGCTCTTTGGATCAAATGCCAGCAACGGTTTTTGCCTCATCGAATTACGAGTTTTGCATTCAGTTAGAAATGCTTGAATTGGCTGGAATTACATTTACCAAGCCTTTGATGCTTGAGGAAATTGAAGACGGCCAAGATGTATATGTGACCAACACCTACGGTCAGACTATCTATATTAGTGAATTCGGCAAGATGACTTGTACTGCACTAATAGACTCTATTAATAGCGGCTTTGTGCAACGTGATGAAGAAAATGCCAAACTACAATTACAGGCACTATCTAAAGCTTTGGGGCGTGAGTTAATTGGTGAATGTCAGGTGGTCAGACTTGGCAATGAAAAACCTAAGAAACGCGCTTCATCAAAGAAAGCCGGCAACGAAGTTAATACCATTCCAACAACAGAACCTGAGCAAATTCATCATGCGGAAGCACCAGAGGAAAACACCTCAAATGATGTTGAAGAAAAGACATCTGCTGAAAGTGCAGAGCCTCTACCTGAGATTGACCCACCAGTAGAACGTGCGACTGATATAACTGAAGCACAGGCCTCACAAGCAGAAGAGAAAGATGTCGAAGCTATAGTTCAACAGGCTCAAGATGAACATTACCAAAAGCTTTTAGGTGAACTACTTGAGCGCGCTTCAATTGCCAAGACCCCGAATGAAGCAAACGCCTTATATAAGTACACCATGAGATGGACAAAAGAACAACGTAAGCCATTAATGGATGCAATTCATGCGCGTTTGGTTGAACTCAATCCACCAGTTAAAGAGGCCTCCCTATCAGTCCGCATTTTAAAAGCTGAGGATCTGACTGAATTGGATTCTCTTGAGATTGATGTTTCAGCATGCGATGAGTTCATTCAACCGAAGTTAATGGAAATGGTGAACAAACGTCGTGCTGAGTTAGATCCATTCTACAACCCACTGGGGAATGCATCATGAAATTCAAATACTCAACAAGAACCAGAACACTCACAGTATTCGGAACAAAGATGGACCACATTTTCCACAATGTAAGTGTCGGTGAAATTGAAGAACTTGTGATTGATGCGAAGTTTAAAGAGGCGCGCTGGGTAACGCGTTAAAGAAGTAGTTACCTACTTTAATAGATAAGCAGGCTCAAAATTCGATGCAATTTACTATTTAAATAGATTATTGGTGAAGTGATGGATATTCAGAAAGAAAGAGAGGCGTTTGGAGCGTGGCTTAAATCATTAAATGAAAATGGCAGAAGGACCTATTTTTTAGGGCAGGAACCAACGGTTGCATGGGAAGCATGGCAAGCAGCCAAATCCCAAGAGCGGGAAAAACTTAAATTACTTCTGTGCTGCGAACATTTGGGAAAATGCGAATCTAAAAACGGAGTCTTTAATACAAAGCACCAAGGTGAAGAACCATGCCTGATTTGTTTGCTGAATGAGAAAAAAGCGCAAGCCAAATCCCAAGCGGTGCCTGAATGTGTTTGGGTAGAAAGCTATGACGGATCTGTCTTTGAAAGCTCATGCGGACATACTTTTGAGTTGTCTAACGACAGAACGCTTGATGATAACAATATGAAGCATTGTTGTTTTTGTGGTGGAAAAATCGAAGCACAGGAGAAAAGCCATGAATCTAATTGAACAGTTGGGTGGGTATGATGCTGCTAAAAATATTGCAGATCACTACAATGAATACACATTAATGGTAGAGGTATTTCTTAAGCTTGATGGAGAGTCAATTGATGTTTTTATGCCTGATCTAAAAAATTATCTCCTTGAATACCGCCGTGCCAATAATATTTTTGAGATGGATGATTACATTATCCATGATGGTGAATTAAAGGTTTTTGCGATGTGGTCAACTGCTATTGAGGGCTGTGCTTATATTGGTTATGCGTATGCGGAAGATGGAGAAATGGCTGATAAGGATGAATTCCGACACGCCACCAATGATGAAATTGAAGCAGGTAAAAGACTAGGAGGTGCGGCATGAGTGAAATCAATCAAGTATGCGAACACTGTGATGATGGTGATGGCCAGTCGGTTTACCCTTATTACGGCTTGGCTCCACATGTTCATACAAAGCCAATAGATGGCACCGAGTTCACTGGCGAGATTCCTGAGAACTTTAGCCCTGATGGTGATGGCATGGGTGTTTACACACACTGCCTGTACTGCTCTAAACGCGCACCCAAGATCGATCAATTTATTAATGATGGTGGTTTTGATAAAGCTTTCAATGAAGTTTTTAACAACACCACTGGTCTGCCAGAAGAGGTGGTAAAAAGCTTAAAGGAGATGACTTGATGGGTGCATTAGCAAAGCGTGTTGAGGATCCAGTTGATATTGGCTTCATGTTGTTGATGAAATATCGAAAGCCAGTTATTCAGCTTGAAGAGTTATTGCCTGACTACTTACCTCACTTAACAATTGAACAGGCAAACAAGCGTGCAAATAAATGTACGCTTCCATTCCCTGCTTTTAAGTCGGATGGACGAAACTCACCTTTTTATGTACATTTAAGTGATGTAGCATTTTGGCTTGAAGCAATACAAAAAGAGTCTAAAAAAGATTGGCAGGCAATGAACCATTAAATGCTGATTTTTTTAAAAAATTACCGCATGGCTGCACCGTATTTGCACCTTGCACCATGCGGATACAACATAAATAACTAATTAATAATAATTTTTATAATATATCCATCCCACCTGCCATAGGAGCGACCCAAAGTTTCTTATCTATTGATTTATCAAACAATTCTTTAATAGTGTTGTTTTGACTCAATTTCTTAAACCTCGTTTAACTTCGTTTAGTCGCTTCTAGTTGACTTTCAATGACCCTTTGTTGCACCCTATTTGCACCTTATAAAAATTATGGTGCAAATTCAGTGGGAACAGTCACTAAACGTCAGCTTACGAATGGCACAGTACGTTACAGAGCACAAGTTAGAGTTCAGCGTGAAGGCTACCCACCTTTTAAAGCATCAAAGACTTTCAGTAAGAAATCACTCGCAGATGATTGGATAAAACGAACTGAAGCAGAAATTGAATTAAATCCAGAAAAGATGCTAAACCCAGAAGCTGAGTTAAAGCACAAAACATTGGCTGAATTTATTGATCAATACTTGGATGAGGCAGATAGTTTCGCTAGAACAAAAACAGGCGCTTTAAAATTCATTGCTAGTTTAGAGATTTCAGAGAAAAATATCTATTCATTAACGCGACAAGATTTTTCAGACTTTGCAATTGCTCGTCGTAAAGGTGATCCAATAACTGGTCGTGAAGGGGTTGCTCCTTCTACTGCATTAAAAGACTTGAGCCATATAAAGGCCGTTCTGGTGCATGCTGAATATGTATGGGGTGAGCCACTAGAGCATGTTGTAGCAGAATTTGAAAAAGCCATGATTGGTCTAAGCAAGGCTCGAATTGTTACAAAAAGCCGATTACGAGACCGTCTACCAACGAATGATGAACTACAGGCTCTTACCACCCACTTCTATAAATCTTGGAAGCGGAAAAAGAAATCAGTGCCGATGCACTTGGTTATGTGGTTTGCCATCTACTCAGCTAGACGTGAAGATGAGATCTGCAGTTTACACTTGAATGATTATGATCAAACCAATACCCAATGGCTGGTCCGTGATGCGAAGCACCCTGATGGATCTGAGGGTAATCACAAGTATGCCCATTTTGAGCCTAAGGCTATCGATCTGGTAAATAAGTTCTTAGAGAAAGATACTCGCGCCCGTATGCTTGAGCTTGGCCACTCTGATCAGTTGTTGGTGCCAGTGAATGCAAAAACCGTATCCACCTATTTCACCAGAGCATGTAATGCATTGGATATTCAGGATTTGCGCTTTCATGATTTCCGTCATGAAGCCGCTACCCGATATGCTGAGGATGACTTTTCGATTCCTAAGCTGCAAACCATTACACTGCATGAGTCATGGAATACATTAAAGCGTTATGTAAACTTAAAGAAGCGTGGTCCTCGCTTAGACTTTTCAGAAGCAATGAGTATTGCTGAAGCTGATTACAACAACCACTATCGTGAATGGAATAAGAAGCAGCGGAACATATCTGAGATTGATACATTTGAGGCTTTTAATCTTTCTGATGACTCTGAAATAGTCGTTCCATATGACTTCATTAAAGAGCAGCTGGACGAATTTATTGAGCAACATAAACAAAGCAAATACTTCATTAGAAAGCATGTCAAAAAGCTTAATACTCCGAATCCATTTGCTTGGAATAATGAAAAACAAGAGTTCCGTATTTCTGAGATTCAAATCGCATGGGAAGACTGGTTTGCAGACAATGGTGTGGTGGATTGGTCTAAGCTACCCGCAGAAGCATCACATTTTAGCTTCAAACAAAACAAAGTTATTCGTTTGTACAAAAACCGAGTTTTAGAGTTTGATCACGGATTGAATGCTTGGCTTGATATTTCTGATACTTATTATTTTGATGAAAATAATCATATTGCAAAGCAGTAATTTAGCTAAGGGATATATCTTGGAATTTAAAGAACTAAATATTCATGAAAATATAGATGAATATAAGACGAAGTTATTGCATCCTCTTTTGCTTTCTGATTTTTATAAAAATTTAAAAAGATCTAAAGGATTTAACGATTTTATTTCACAAAATAATGCCGCTAGTTGGTTTATATTTAGTGACTATTGCTTAGATGATAGAAATAAACCTAACAACGTAGTGACCTACACTGTTGTAGCTTTGGATCGAAGGGAGGATTTTTTGCTCATCCAAAAGGTATTAGACTCTCTACAACCAAAAGATCTTAAAAAATCCAAATTTGTTAATCCAGCATTCTTGGATTTTATATCACTGCTACCAGTATTTAATATTTCATACTTGCTTCCTGATAATAGAAATTTCACCAAAGCATTTGATTATGATGAATTAGATTTCCTTAAAATGAGATACTTGTCTTTAAAAAATTACTATAAGAGATCCTTATCTTTTCCTATAAATAATGCAGGCAACATTGAGATCGTTAAAGATTTTAGATTCATTTTAAATAAGTTTAATTCTAAATCAGTGTCTTTAGGGATATATAGGGATATTGAACTCGCAAATTGTATTGTCTCCTCTATTTGCGCCTTGATTTCAGAACAGCACAAAAGCGGAAGGAAGTTTTTTTGGGCCTCTGACAGAGATGCTATTTTAACTTTTGAAAAGGCAAATCTATCATCCCCTTTGATTTTCACTATTATTAATGCAAGCCTTCATTCGCTTGTGAATACAGATAATGAATTGGCATTTTTTAACCATGTAGATAACAAAAAACCTGAACTCGATAGCTTTAATAGAATTCCAGATATTATTGCTGGAACATTGGCAGAAATGAGTGTGCATTCTGTTGGTAGAGAGAAGTATGTACCTATTCTTAAAAACTACCTAACCAATAATAAGTTTAATCACATTGCAAAACTGCACTTAAACCATGATGAATATGGTCTAAATACGATCGCATTAAGGGCGGTACGAGAATGAAAGACTGGCTCCATTTATACATTGAATACACAATCAAATATGGTGAGCCATTCTATAAAGAGACTGGCTGGTCGTTAGGCTTGAAGAATAATTATGTGGTTTTGAGTGGGGTGTGGAGTTAACAAGGCAAATATATGATTTGCAATATGTTTAAAGCTTATATAAAAATTAACTTCAATCAAATAAACCACATACGGTATTCATAAGGAATATAAATGAAATTAGGCATAATGGAACAACTCGCTCGCAGTACAGTGCGAATTGAAACTGAGCTTCATGATGGAGGACTATCCACGGGTACCGGATTCTATATGAACTTCCTTCTTAAAGGGGACTCTTGCGTCCCAGTTATTATAACCAACAAGCATGTTGTTGCTAACGCAAAAATTGGTCGAATTCATGTTACATTCGCCAAGGATGATGGGTCTCCAGATCCAGATAAGCATCAAAAATTTGAATTTGATAATTTTGAACAACAATGTGTCAAACATCCTGATCCGGAGATTGATCTTGTGGCATTCCCTATAGGCCCATTATTCAATCGAGCACAACAAATTGGGCAAAAACTTTTTTATATGCCTCTCTTAGTTGATCTGATCCCACAAGAGGAAGAGCGTAAGTCATACTCACACATGGAAGATATTGTTATGATTGGTTACCCGAATGGAATTTGGGATGCTAAAAACAATCTCCCTGTTATTCGAAAAGGCATCACTGCAACCCATCCTCACATTTCATGGAATGGCAAATCTGAGTTCTTGACTGACATTGCTAGTTTCCCAGGCTCTAGCGGCTCACCTGTTTTTTTAGTAAATCTTGGGAGTTACATGGATCAGCATGGTAATACTATGATGGGTTCAACTCGAATCCGCTTGTTAGGCGTGCACTATGCTGGAGCTATGCACACTGCATCAGGTCAGATCCAAATTGTTACCGTCCCAACAGCAAATATTCCTGTGCCAATTACTCAGATTCCAAATAATATCGGTGTAGTGATTAATTCTATTGAAATTCTAAAGCTTGAAAAAGAAGTTGAGCATCAACTTCGAAAAACAGCATAATCAAAAGCTATTTAATAAATGATTGTTCTTAGAAAAACCCTCACATGAGGGTTTTTTCTTCTGGCCACGCACCATTCAATCGCTCAACATCAATTGCGTGGCCATCTGCTTTTTCTGCCATGCTTCGATATTCTGCTGTGCAAGCTTCGAGTAACTCACTGTTGGCAACGGTGTACTCAATGACGGTTTGCTTGGGAGCTGTGGACAGACGTTTGTTTGCTTCACCGAGTTGCTTTGACAGCCCGCTAGCAGCCAGATCAGCACTACGAGCGGCAGCATTCGCATCTTGTATTTTTTTAATCGCATTTTGTTCGACCTCAATATATTTATCAGACCAAGCCTTTTCTGTAATCGCTTTCTGCTCTTTGGCTTTTGCGATTGCGTCCTGATATGGCTTAATGGCTTCAGCTACTGCCTTATATTTGACTTGCTCAGCCTTGGTCAAATCCCCCGCTTGAGAATTCACCTGTATCAATTGGCAGAGAATCACAAATAGGAGCACGATGATTAGAGACCATCGCTTGTTGTTCAAAATCAAATAGAGAATCGGCATTTAGATCACCACTCGATTCAAAACCCAGCCAAAGAAGTACTTTTCTTGAATTGGATTGCGCTCAGCAATTTCAATGTAACGATTGCCTTGCAAGATATTGAGCACACGCAATAAGGCAGTCTCGCCATCTTTACCACGCTTAGCCAAGTAGGTTTTCAGAGCTGATAAAGTTGCAGGTCCGTAGATGCCATCTACCGCTAAATCTGGCCAACCTTCCTTGCCTTGGTTGTTTAAAAGGTTAAGAGCACGCTGCAACAATGGCTTTGCAAAGGCAACACCACAGTTCACACCTGTATCAAGCAACTCTTCGGCTACTTTGGAGTTGATAGTATTCACCTGGTCAAAGCGTGGTGATGTCCAGTATTGTTTTCTATAAATAGTTTTGGCAGTATCGAGAGGCAAATCTTTCATATGACCTTTATAGCCATTTGCACGAGCAACTGCTTCAGTAATACCGTATTTAGTAGCACCACCGCGATCAGTTGGATCATTCGCGTAACCACCTTCGCGCTGAATTAGTTCATTTAAAAACTGTTCGATGTTCATTTCACTTTCCTATAGGCAATAAAAAACCGCCCTAAGGCGGCATTGATTTGATTGTTTTTAATTACTTAGATCATCTTTCGTCTGTCTAAGCTCTTTAACCACCTCAATAATGGTTTTTCCTTCCTGCTTATTTATAAAGTTGAAAGTCCATCGCACAATAGCCCAACCAGGTAAACCACAGACAAAGAAGAAACCACCCAAGGCAATCATCCCCCAAATATCAGTCACCCATTCATGTAGCCCCCATTTCACGATGATGAATGCACCACCAGTAAGACTAGAGATAACCGTACAAATCAGACCAACCGCCCACTCTTGAGGCGAACGTGGCAAGCGCATCATAATCACCACTGTTGCAACCAGTGCAATGGCAAGCGTGACAACTACCGCAGCACCGTAGAATTTAAAAAAAGCTGCAAAACCACTTGTAGAGACAGGCTCCATATATTTCCCCAAATTTTTGACATAAAAAAACCGCTTAACGCGGTACCATAAAACATTCATTTTTCTAAAGTGTCATTGCATAGGTCCACATCTGCTCGACCTGTTCATCTGTCCAACCCAACATATTTTGCATGAGCAATACGCTTTCATCTGTTCGCACAAAATTGGTTGCAGACTGCCAGCCCAATAAAACCAGTTCACGCTGGTAATCATCTTCAATGGTTTGGATCTGTGCTTCAATGTCTGCTGATTTATAACCGCTTTCTAGCAATGCGCGGAAAAACTGATAGCGGGTTAAAGGTGTGAATTGCTTGAGTCTTTCTGCTTCAATCTCTTCGGCAGTTCGTTGATCAGCCCAACCTTCACCTGTCCACGTTTCAAAAAATGCAGTTGGTTTGATTGTAGTAAAGCCTTCTTTAATTGGCCCTATATAATCAATTTCGGATTCTTGCTGGGTTGAAGTTGAATAAACCTTGGTACTGCGAAGGTCTTTAACATATGACCAGGATGCTGAATCTTCATCATAAATGATAGTAAATCCTTGTTTGTGCTCAAGTGGATCAAGTTGTGTTGAATTTGCCGCTAAGCCTGTACCAACTGCCCAAAAGTATTCAAAGCTACCACAGTATTCCTTGGAGTCGGCAGCAAAACTGTATAGCGTAATAGTTTGATCTTGCTCTGAAAACATTGTTTTTATCCTGCTTTGACGATGTATAGGAATGCGATATTTTTGACTCGATTTTCTGTCGCGGTAGGAACTTGTCTTGAGACATCCATAGAAATACCCATATTACCAGTACCTCCAACTACTCCCGTAAGTGCAGCACCACCGCCAGATTGTGTTGGATAAAAAACCCCAGAATATGTTGAAACATGAACCCATGATGCATTTTGATCAGGACTAGCCGCTGGGGTAATGTGACCAGAAATATTTCTAATCGCATCACCTTGCTCTGTCAAAATTGAACGACCAGAGTCAATACCTCGTCCATAATCTAAACCTTTGATCGAATAGGCACGCATATCAGGCAATTTGGAACCATACAATGCATAGAGTTTAGGATATTGAGCTTGCGAAATGGTTTGCCCCATCATTGCTAGGTGACCACTCGGAATGGTCGTTGATGGCCAAGCAATTGGAGCGTATAAAACAATGTCTTCTATTGCAGTAATACTGTCTTTTAGTGCTTTTGCTTGCTTTGCTGATACAGGTTTTAAAGAGTCATTTGTAGTAAGGTTATCAATAATATCCTCGTAATAAATTTTCTCATCAATGATTTCATTGATCTTAATTGTTAAGGTATTAAACAACCAGTTAAACCATTGTCGAGCAGGTTTTGTAAGCACTGGAAATCCATCAGTTGGGGTTAATCCATCTGTATTTTTTTGACCATCTTTTGCAAACTCTTCTAGCTTCTCAATAACCATGTTTAATCCTCAATAATAAGTTTCACACCAGATGGAAGTGGAAAAAACATTCCGATCAGGATTTTATGCGTATTGGTAAATACACCTGCCAAATTCTTATACGTTACCGTCATATCCTCATTATCAATGACCTTGAACATATTGTGATTCATTACAAGCTCCAGAATTTCATTGGTTTCATGCAGACAACCAGTGCTTTTATTTTTTAAAATTTTGGCTTGAATCAATCGTCTTAGAAACTCACCACTTGGCGTCAAACCACCTGTGCCCGACTGACCACTTTCACGGAAATACCCACCAATACTCGGATCGTCTGTTTCGCCAAATGTGAGAGCATTTTCCTGATCAATGAAACCAAAGTATTCAAGAATTGCTGCACCTGGTATCACCAAGGGGGTGCCCGTCCATCTGGCCAGAGTTTCAAGATATGGATCATTACCGCCATCAACATCAAATTGCTGATTCAACTGAGCCAAAAAATTAAAGCAGTCAACCATTGGGGATGTGACTGCTTCTAATGTGGCTATGAATCTTTCTTTCTGCCTATGCTGACTCGTGACTAATGCTGTGTAATCACTGACTGTTTTATCATCCACTCAACACCTCAATTGCGATATCACCTGGATCGCAAAATGCCACACACCCAAAAGGTAATGTATAGTCACCCGTAATAGGTACACCATCTACAACGATTGAAATGCTATCAACTTCATAAGTCTGACTTTGTTCAGCACCGAACAGGTTGGATGGTCCATAAAGCTTGTTCATCATGATTCTGTCGCCAATATCCAGCGCATTTGTATAAGCTGCTAAATTCTCAGAAATAGCCTCTGCCGTATCAGCACTGTATGACTCAGTCGATGTGATATTTAAGTGATAGCTGACTTGCTTGATATCAGGGCGATAAAAGCTAACCGTTTTAGCGTCACCGTAACTATTGATGATCGTCACATCTGTATTACCGTATAAGGCACAGCCCATAGATTTCTTTGATGCAATCAGTTGCGCAATCGCTTGCGAATCCCCACCCGAAACAATCACGCAGAGTGAGTGTGACGGAAGCCCATTCTCGTCAGCTACGTTTTCATCATTCTCAAAGGTCTTACATCGAGTGACATTATCCAGATCCAAGATTGCTCCACGCAATCCATCGGTCTGGCACATTGAAGCGATTGAAGTCGAGAGTGCTTGGCGCTGGCGTAACTTTGAGTCGCTTTCAAGATCCTGCCCCATGGATGAAGAATTAGGGTTGGTTACAGACATCCAGCCGCGCGTAGGAGTTACGATTGTGGTAACAGTATTTGCCTGCGCAAGTAATGCACCTGCATTCACAGCGGTTGCTGTCACTGTAATTGTGCCTTCACTTGGAATTGTGATTAATGCAGGAAGTGCCCACTTATTCCCACTCACATCACCTGAAACACCGTTACGAATTGCAGTACCAGGTGTGCCAGCAATAAGAAGGTCTACTGTTGAATAGGTCGCAAGTGAACGTTGAATCCCGTTGATTTTGACATTGCGAGTTAATGCATCAGAAAGTGCTGTCTTCGGGTTAAAAGAGTTATAAACCTGAACACATGCTGCTCCTACGTTGGTAAATTCCAAGGCTAAAACCCCTAAGAATTGTCCATCCAAGCTATCAGCCTCAAGATAAACATCATCACCATAGATAGCGCGATATTTGGTTTTCAACCATTCAAGAATCTGATCATATGTCGCTGCACTTGCGCCATTTTTGGTTACTGTTGGTGCTATTGTGGTTAGTGCCATTAATCATATGCCCCTGATAAATTTGATTGACCAAACACGGTATTCACCGTCATGGTGACAGTGAGTTTTCTGGTATTTGGATCAAGTGCGCTTTGAAACTCTTCAATACTTGTCACACCCTGTGTTTCAAGTACTCGTTGCCGAAGCGTGAGCTCATACAAATTCTTGGAACGCTTTCCTAGAATGGCTTGGCTCCAGCCAGTACCCTCACTGGTATCAGCAAACCACTCACCCACCCATAACTTCAGTCTGGTATCAATTGCCTGGACAACAGCCTCGACAGAATCGATATGAAAGTCATTCAAATCATTGCCAAAGCTGTAATCGTCATTTGAATCTTGCTTTCTATAACGCATAAAAAAAGACGCTTGCGCGCCCCTCAATTTGATTTAGATGATTACTTTGGTACCTGAGTATCACTACCGCCCGTATATACTCCACCATGCTTATGGCTCAATAAGCTAATGGTTTTAGCCAGCACATCAGAAAGTGACTTAATGATGCCATCCACTATAAGTGTACTTTTCATTTCTACAGGATGATGAAAAACCGACTTGGTACCATGAAAATTGATAATTCCATCTGGAGTAATTTGGATCTTGCATGTGTTCTCATCGTTTCGAATCTCAAGATTCTCTGTGGAGATATCACTGATTTTCTTGGCTTGAGACTGTGGTCGAAAGAATGCAAAACCATCTGATAGATCATGTTTTCGAGTATCAAAAGGATTTTGAATCCCTCCTGACTGCCACCAGACATCTATGCTTCGATCTGCAAATGACACATAGCATTCATCACCCTCCTTAATGGGGTGAGTAATAGTAAATCCACCTGCACATGGAAACATTACTGGGACATCCAATAACATTGGTAGTTCAACAGTTTCTATTTCTCCAGTAGGAAGCGTGATTGGGATCTTAATCAATGGTTGAGCTTCGATAGTCACCGCTTCACTGTTGTAGCTGACCACTTCACAAGGTAAAGCTGTCCAAAGGTTAGCAAGCTCAGACTGAATAGCATTTTTAATAATCTGCACTAAATCAGGCGAGCGCTCTGAAATCGTTAATGCCATTTATTCACCTACTGCCAAGTAAACTATTCCTGATTTAGGTACTGCTGCACCAACTGCAGTGCACACCATCGTGGTGTACCACTCATCACCACGGGTATCACCATTGTGCTCAATTGCCTGTATCACAAAGATACCCTCAGCATTGGTTGCTGTTTTGGGGTTTTTATAGACCTGATCCAAGCCTTGCGAACCATACGCAATATCATATTGCTGAGTAATCAAGTTCGACATATCAACCTGTACACGCCCCATACGCTTCAATTTAGGATTGAGTAAGCACTTAACGTTTAAGCCTTCACTGGTGAGCTCAGGCATACCAACAAGCCCTGTTGTGGGCGTAAGGATCTGCATTGGCTCGATAGAGTATTTATCGATATCAACTGAGCTGAGTACGTCATCAGAGTAATCAAAGATTACGTTGTTCTCTTTACCAATCTTTTGAATATAACCATGCAAAGAACCAAACAACACACGACCACGTGGATAAGCTTGTGTACTTAGCTCAACCAGCTCACCAACCTCCATCCCTGACTTTTTAGCCTCTTCAACTACCACATTGCCAAGCTCATTAATTGTGGTACCCGAGGGCACACATTGATTGATCAAAGCCTCTGATTGAACTTTGTCACCTGAGATGGCCAACACACATAAAAATGTATCTGTTGGGTTTTCTCGCCCACGACGATACTGAAAAACTCGCCCCTTAAAAATCGTCTGCAATTGATCTGAACCATACGCACATTCAAGAATCACAGTCGTGTCTGTTTTTTGGTTATCTACGCCAGCAAGCAAGTTCATTGTTTGAGCTGATACGTTGTAGATAAAAATCTGTGCTGCCTTAGGTTGTTCGCTGGTTGCTTGGCTCACCTGAAACACACAACGAAACTCTGAGAAATCCAATGCCCTAGACTCATTGCTATCGACTTGAATGGTGAGCCTGAACTTTCTTTTCCACTGCAGTGTCATCCTACGCTCTCCCAATACAGCTTGATTTTGGTTCCTAGGTCTGAATACCCTTGAGCCTCATCTTTATTAGAGTTGGTGACGTAAAAGGCACCCTGAAGGATATGTTGATACTGCTCGAGCAGATTAATACCAGGACACATAAGCAACCCCATGACCAACGGATTCTCTGAGGTATCCAACACATCAACAAACCAAGCATCGATGCGATAAATAAACCGTAATTTAAAAGGAGATCCACCGAGCTGAATGTTGAATTTCTGATTATTGGAGCTTAACGGGATTTCGAATAGCGGCATGATCACCCTCCAGTTATCCCTGTAATTATTTGGCTTAAAATGGATTCATTTACTGGCTTTGCTTGCACGGTACCATTGTCCGAAACACCTGCAGTACTTGCAGGATCCTTTTGATTCTCTACAGCAACAATCGTTTCCGATGTACTCACGATATTTACTTTCTTAAAAGTAATATCAATCATCAAAGCATTTTCACTTTGTAGATCCGTGGTGCATGAAAGTGATTTAAGCAGCATGTTTGTATAAAGACGCTTACCAGTGGATACCACCAATAAAACAGGATTGTTTTGCAGCTGCTGCAAGGTTTCATAGACTGCCACCAAGCCAGTTGTTTCGGACAATATTGTGTTGCCCACTAACCCGTTTAGCTTGCCTGCACTCTCAGACCAACCCACCTTCATTTGTAACTCTGGTGGCTCTTTGTAAGCATGATCTGAAATTGGTGCACCAACTTCTGTAGGATGCTCAGTAATCTTAAGCTCATCTTTGTGCTTCTCTTCAACAGTAACGTCGGCAAAAAGCCCCATGATTGTTCTACCGCGCCCAGCAAGCAAAAGTGAGCCTACACTTTCAGCATAAGGTGAAGTTTTCACAGTACTTAACGCTGTATTTAGAACTGAGTTTATTGTCATATTTCACCCATAAAAAACCTCCCAAGGGGGGTCTGCCTGAATCAACATTTAATGAAATAAACACTTGCTTTTGTTACAGTAAGTCACTTTTAAATAAATGTATTTCATTAAAAGAAGGAAAAATAATGAGTAAGGTATCGTGCCCTTATTGTGGCAGCATCCAAGTTAAGGCTATGTCGAACCAACCCAAGAAATACCCCAGACCTAGCGACCCCGATGCTTTAGCTAATTGGCAAAAGGGTTATGACTGCAAGAAGTGTGGAAATGATTTTGTAGTTACACCACCAAAACCAACAAGCCTGCTTGTTAAGCTTTTAAGTTGGATATTCTTAGCTTTTGTCGTACTAATAGTTTATGGCTTAATGAGTGGCTCTGAAGAAAGTAACAAATCTCCTGCGTCTGAAATCAAAGAGGAGTCCGCTCAGATTACAGACAGTGCACCACAAGAAGAGGATCCATTGAAGCAGGAATTCTCCAAGGAGGCTGAAGAGGCAGCTCATGCTTATATTCCCCCTACTACCGAACCTGAACAAAAAAGCATTGCAGACAGTCAAGATCAAAACGATACTTTGAGCATTAAAACCACGGTGAGAGCAAAAGACGAATGAAAAAATATCTTTTACTGACAACTACATTGATTTTAAGCACTGGGGTTTGGGCTTCACCATACGATTCCAATTCTTTCGGCATGATGCCTCATAAAGACATAATGAGAATGAATATAGACCAGTGTAAGATCGAAGCTAACGCCACTGGGAACACAGAAAAATTACAAGAATGTATTGAGTACCAACAAGAAGCTTTTAAAAAACTATTGGTTGTGTATAACGACAAATCTATCACTGCTCCATCTTGGAGTTTATGTATTGGAGAATCTAAAACGCAGTATGCATACAATTATGTTGTTATGTATGCTTGCATGAAAGTGGTTAAGGACATTTGCAAAGAAAAACCAGATGGTCAGTGGGAAAATCCTAATCTTTGCATTAACAGTATTGAGTCTGGAGCTTGGGTTAATAACCCTAAGGTGTATCAGCCATATAAAAGCAGTAAACAAACTCCAGCATTACCGCCTAAAGATTTGGCTCCATAATATTCAAATTAATTCTTGAGAAAAAATATGAAAAAACTGCTACTTCTCGCTATCGCATCAACCTTAAGTTTTTCTGCATGGGCAGATTGTGATGATGTTCAGAGCACTTACGAAGCCCAGAAATGCTACTCAAATGAAGTTAGCACATTAAAAAACCAACTCAATAAAACCTATGCAAAGTTGTATTCTCAAACTGAGGCTAAATCAGCTTTAGACGATGCTCAAAAAGCTTGGCTTAACTACAAAGAAAAACAGTGCGGTGATTTTACCTATGCTGATGCTGGAGCAAGTGACGGACAAATTGTATATGATCTGTCCTGTCAGGTAGATCTATATAAATCTCGCATCAACTACCTACGAGAAATAACTTCACCTTAAGCTACTATGCTCTTCACCCCTCTAGCCATAAAGACAAGATCATTCTCATGTTGGCGCTTCACTGCTGCCGCTGCATCAATGGGATTCTTAACACCATTCAAGGTCATGTCGGTTTTAAATTCTTGCTTAATGACAACGCTTGAAGCCCTTAAACTTGCATTCGTGTTATTTACTTGTGCTTTTTCAGGGTTTCCCAAAGGTGGTGCTGAGGTTCGAATTACAGGAGCGACAACATTGTTGCGCTTGTCTTCTTGCTCTGCATTTTTTACCTCTCTTGATTGAGGCGTTGTCAGGTGAAATTGTTTAGGCATTTTCCATTTGTCCGCAGATGGAGTGCCATGAACATGAATTGCATTTCCTGCACCAAAAACTTGCCCAGTTTTTTGAGCTTGCTTCTGAATTTCTTTAACCCATTTGCGAGTGCTGGAACTAGCCTCCTCCAGAAAATTAGGATTCGCATAACTAATATTTAAACCAACACTTGAAGCCTTTCCATTGGCACGTTCCTCAATGTACTTCCTTACAAATTTTTCCATTTTCTTGGAAACTTTGCTCATCGGCACATTTTGCACACTTCCGTAAGCACCCTTTCTTGGCGCATTGATATCAGAAAATGCCCATTTTTGATTAACTACAGCTCTTACATTGTTCCCAAATTTACCAGAAGCAGCTCGATTCAGAATTGTATCAACAACACCAGCAGCCTGATTTTCAAAGTTCTTACCTTTAAGTGAGCCAACCACTTCGGTGGATGCAACCTTCATGATGTCAATAATATCTTGCTCGGAAAGCTTTAACTCCTTGCCAACCTTTGAAACGGAAACATCCTTCACCACCCCCTTAACTGCTTGCTCCACAGCCTTAGCTGTATTCGTTGCAACAGTGGCAATATCCTTTACAACGGTAGTTTGAGCCTGATAACCGATTTCACCTTTTTCACGCTGTTTAACGCGCTGCTGTGCATCCTCATTGCCAAAGAACGCTAATCCCTTATCAACCAACCCAAATCCAGCATCCATACCCTCAGCAATCAAATCACGAGGTTTGGAGACATTGCCATTTTCATCAGGTTGAGGGTTTGCTAAAGCATCACCAACTTTTTTAGCTGTATTCTTGGCACCTTCAACCAGATCCTCAAAGGCTTCTGCTGGGTTGTTGATGACCTTGTTAATAAACTCTACGGTCTTGTCTTTGATCTTGTCCAATAGGTCGAGGAAGGCTTGAATCTTCTCGATAATGAAATCGATACCCTCGGTCCATTTAGACCAATCAAATAATGACTTCCCACCCTCGCGCCATGTCTTGTAATCGTCATAGAGCAATCCAAGTGCTGCGACTAAAGCTAAGATGATGCCGATTGGCGAGGCAAGGAATGCTAGTCTGAATAACTTGAGCAATCCAATAAAGCCTTTCAGCATTGGTATGAACTTAAAGATCATTCCAAAGGTTTTAATGAAGCCACCCATCACTAAGGCCAGCATTGCGAACCGCAACCCCATCCCAAGCATGTCTTTCACTTGTGGGTTTAATTGGCTGAATGCAGAAATACCTTTTTGAATAAGCTGATTGAGCAATCGCAAAATAGGGATAAGTGCCTTACCCGCTTGCATCACCAAAACCTGAAAACCTGTTTTGGTCATCATGGTAAGGTCACGATACTCAGCCATGAACTCATTGCCTGATTTGGCCAGGTCATCATTCATACCCAGTTCTTTTTGGATCTTCTGGTACTTCTCCATGTTCGACATGAACTTGCCATCACGCATAGCAAGCAATGTATTTTGATCAATACCAAGCGATTCAGCATAGGCATTCGCCTGATAAGCAGGCATCTTAGAAAGCACGCCACTGAGATCTTTCATCATCTCAACACGGTCGCGCATCTCACCATTGGCATCACGGGTAGCTACGCCAAGCCCACCTATCATGGATTCATAACCAGGAGAGTTACGCATCTTTTCAGCGATGCTTTCTAGAGATCCAATAGCACCTTCAGCACTACCACCCAATTGAGCGATAGCATTACCATACGCATTAATGTTGGTAACACTGGCACCAATACGTTGTGATGAGTAGTAGAGCTTATCTAGTTCACCTGCAGTCTGACGAACAGCAACAATTGCTCCTGTCGCCATAGCCAGTAAACTTGCTTTAAGTGCTTTAGCTTGCCAATCGACGCCCTCCATGGCACTCTGCATTTGCCCCAGACCTGTATTGTCAGTCTTAAAACCTAATGCAACCATGAAGTTGCGAATTACACCTTCTTGTGCCATGAAAGTACCCTTTTAAAATAAAAAACCTCCTTTAAGGAGGCGGGGAAAACTTGCCTATGAAAGAGATAAAAATCATTTCCGCATTCTCTCCCGCTCTTCATTGATCAAATACTCGTTATCTGCAACCACATCTAACGCATCATTCATCAATGCAATATCGGCAAGATCAAGCTCCCCGTTTTTAAGCGATTCAAACTTACACATGCCTTTGATACAAGGACGTAATAACCAATCCTCGCCATCGGGCAAATTTTGGAAACTTACTCGGGTTGCGTCTGGGTGTGAGATGCCTTCATAAGCAACCCTTGAATAAAATTTCCGAGATTGATTCGAATAACGGCTAATGCCAGCGGCAGAATGTGCTCCATGTCCAAATCATCAAACATGATACTTTCACCACGGCATACGACTGCACCACCACGCTTAACCACACTCAAACACTTGTGAATGACGTAATTCACATCCTTTTCAGGAAGATTCGAGAATGCTTCCATAAGCGGTGTTAGCGCTTCAGCTAAAGGCTCTAGACCTGTCAGCTCCTCGTTATCACCTTGCTCAATTGCATTGATGGTCTTCTCTAAATCACCTTTGGCAATCTCAGAGATGATTGGCATAAGGGTTGGAACCAAAGGTGAGATTTTTCGTGATACATGAAGTTGATCGAGCGCATTTAAGCGCCCGATAACATATTCATGACCATTTAATTCAATGTTTTCCAATTTCTAGATCCTTATGCGTATGTGCCAAGCTTCATATCAACTTTGATTGAGTCGAATACCCATTCAACCATTGCGCCATCTTTAGCATTGGTATAATCAGGCACCTTTTTGAAAGCACACTTAGATGCCGTGTGGTTGTCACCAGATCCAGTATGGTTAAGGGTGATGGTGTTCTTCCCCCACTTTGCGGTAGTTGATTTCTGTAGGTTATACAGGTTCATCAATTTGGCATTAGCTGGAGAAGTTTTTAGCAAACGAATCGTCACCTGACCTGAGTTGTCAGCATGTAAAGAATGCATGCCTTCACCATCAGCACCGATGGTCATGGTGTTTTTATCCCCCGCCATGGCGAAGGTAATACCTTCATCCGCTACGGCGGCACCATAGCCAAGATCAATCACACCGTCAGCACTCGCAAGTGAACACTGTGTGTCCATAAAACTATATGTCGACATATCTCACTCCTTAGCGATTGACGGAAACAATGACATCGGCGGAATGGGTTGCACCCGCTAATTTGGCAGCAATTTGAAACACTGGTGCTTTACGAGCTTCACGCTCTGATTGAGCTTGATCATTCAGGCTGTTAGCAAACACGTAGAAACCTTTGGAGAGATAATCACCTGTTTCTAAAGCGCCAAAGCTATCACCATTCCACTGGCCTTCGCCCAGCAAGCCATTTGTTAAGCCTTGCCCACATGCACGTTCAAGCACCGTGCATTGACGATTTACACCTGCGGGTGTTTGCGGGATCTTAGTGGTTGAGGTGTAGTACAAATTCCACAGTGCTGTTTCCAAATAGTTCTGGAACCAATCTAGACTATGGATTTCATCAAAGAAGCTTCCATCACACATCACGCCTTCTTGCAGAATTGCTGTGTCGTTGTTGTATCCTGCAAACACATTGCAATTCTTTGCCTTCAACGCGCTTGCTTCACTAATTTTTAGATCTTCAGGATCAATACCGGGCAACTGTTTAAACATGAGTGTAATGGTGGTATTGGTACCCAAGAAGTTGACACTAAATGCTCGACCGAACAATGATGCTGCGGCATATGGATTGTCTGAAGAGAAGATGGTAAATGTACGGCGATAGTTCTTATTTTTTAATAAGTATGCCATGTCTGTGACGCTCACAGTACTCAACGTTTCTTCTTGCTGAGTTGTGTAGCCAAACATACGAACAGGGTTAGACGCTTCAATTAGTGCGGCAACCCCATCAGCCTCAACACTGGTTAAGTCTGCGGCAATAACCAAACCGTACCATTTAAGCGACTGTAGGCACTCTGCAACAACTGCTTGGGCAGTTTCGGCTGGGTCGCCAGTCTTATCCCAGAAGCCGATATACAAAGTACGTGGCTTTGGTGATTGCCCAAAATATACCAGTGCCGCCTTATACTCAGGATCATCTACCCCATAGTCTTCAGCAACACCATCAATGCCTGAGTATTCGCGCATACGCTCAATCGTATCGATGACACCACTGGTGGTACCAAGAATCAATAGTGAGCCAAACGAGCGCGGTCCTGCCGCCAATGCAGCAAGACTAATGCTCACATTGACGACACTAGAAACAGGTAAAGTCATGGATGACTCCTATTTTGTATTTATGTTGATTTCAAAAGATTGGAAAGTTTTGACCGCATATGTCCTTTGGGTCTTGCGTCTGAATGAAGCGACCACATCAAAGCGATGAACATATTGCTGATTTAAAAAGTCGGGTGCCGTGATGATTTCACCGCACCCGATAAATTTGATCTTGTGCTCTCTCAACTGAGCAATGTTTTGCGGAATACCTAGACCATCTTTAAAGATATTGGCGATAGACTCCCCATGTGAGCCATAGAACGATAACAACAGCTCTAATGATTCATGGCGTATTGAATCCATGTCCTCATCATGTTGTTCAAAGTATGGACCATCATCTGAAGAAGTAGACTTAACAGCAAAGGCACACCAGTCCACGCCAATCGCTGGCATAGGTGGTGGATCTTGTTGCCATCGAGGACGCACAAACTTACCCTGCAAGGAAGTAATCCCTACAATGAAAGCTTGGAAAATATCTTCTAGTTCTTGGTCATAGGCTACACTTCCGCTTGGTGGGATATACCCACCTGTAGCAGAATCACCCATGCATTACCCCAAAGGTTTAAGGTCACAGATCACCTTGTTGAAGCCACCGCCATAATGGAGGTTATCAAGCACCTGAACCACATAATAAGTTTTACCCTTCCAAGTGATTTCGTCTGCCTGCTGACCCGCATCGCCAGCCATTAATGGTGTATTGGTGTGAATATTGATTGCACCCTTAATCAAGGTGCCATCCTCACGGCGATCCATGTTTTGACCGCTATTGGTTGTCACCACACCGCTGAATTGAAAACTCTGCTCAGACTTAACAGATCTGCCATTATCCCCAACCACTACCATGATTCGCTTGCACACCAGATCCATGGTCATAAAGTCAGGATCTAAAAGAACATCCGACACATCCAAACTAGGCATGCTTGATCTCCTTTTCACCCTTCATGATGATGTAAGTATGTGAATTGCGATATTGGCCAGTATCTACCAAAGGCTTTTCAGACTTACGTCCACGGCGTTTGCGCTCTCTGATGGTTAATGGTGCTAACTCAGAAAATTCACCACGATTAATGAACTTCTTTACATTCATCATGGCTTTCATGCCTGCAGATTCCAACAAGAAATACATACGCTTTGTATTGCCACTCAAAGCAGCGTCTACTGCAGCCGTTAATTTCTCACCAATGACATCTTGAACCTCTTCAATGCCGGGCACTAAATGAGGTCTTGGAGGAAGATTCATTGCTGGTGAACCAGTCTCAAGCAAATAACCAATTTGAGCATTGGTCATGTCTGCTTCAGACCGATTTTCACCATGAGGTACGCCAACAAGCACATCGACCTGAGATAGTTCGGAAATTGCCTGCATAATATCGAGCAGTCCATTTCCTGTTGAAGTGACATCACTCATAACTGAATGCCTCCAGCACCAACCATCTGCACAAGCTGATAAAACTGAATACCAAAAGTGGTCTGGTTCCAATGCCCTGCATCAGTGATTAATACCCCTGACACATCCATAGATTTTGAAACACCATCAACTGATTTTGATGTTTCATTGCCAACCACTTTCCCAGCATCACCACCCACACTGGCCAAGTTCATCCCACGCTTATACAGCGTGAGATAATGAGCTACAAAAAGCGTAAGACCGTAATCAAGCAAGTCATCCCAACGCTGTTCAGGTAAAAGCTTAGTCCCTAAATTCAGGTAGAAGTTAAACTGAAATGCCGGATAGCTATTTGTATCTGCAAACATCGGCATACTTTCACGAAAGGATGACTCAGTAATCATGATTATTTAGCCTTTGTGGTTTTGGTGGTCTCTGCGGTAGTGGTGCTTTCCGTATCTGCGGTCTTCACCGCATCAGATTGAGCTTGCTCCGCTTTGTCCAACTGGATCTTGAGATTCTTAACCTCAAGATCACGCTCTTTCAGATCGTTCTGCAGTTGCGTGATTTGAGTTGTTGCCGCATCAGATTGAGCTTGCAAGATCTTCAAGTCATCATTGGCTTTATCGAGCAGTGCCTGAAGCTCGCCAGTCTGAGCATCTTGACTGCTGATTTCCTGACAATGGGACTTAACAAACCAATTGTCAGCAACTTCCTGATCAACTTCTTGTAACCCAGCTACGAGCTTAACGCTCTTAGGTTGACCGTTTTCATCCTTGCCCAAGTTCACATTGAGCGGACGTGAAAGGAGAATTTGAACTTTCTTCATCGCAATTTCTCCTTATAGACCATCTGCATAGTATGCAGTTTCTGGATACACCCACTCGACCACACCCAAGCGACCAAAGTAAGTTGTGAGCTGGCGTAAATCACGATATTCAATCGGCGTACGTTGTAGCGGTACCATTGGGAAGCGAACACGGTTTTCAGATTGCGTGTAGCACATCATTCGATCCGTGCCAGCGGTACCACGACCCACCAACCATTTAGAAGGTTGAATATCCAACGGCGTACCGTTCTTCGCATTCGAGATACAGTTGATCTTGATGTATTCAAGAATCGAAATGTTACCCGCATCTGAAACTTTACGAGTTACGAGTAGACCGAACTGCTCTGGTGGTAAAAGCAACTTAGATGGACAAACGGCAAAACCTGATGCAATCCATGCGTTATACAAGATCATGTTTACATCATCTAAGATTTCATCTGCAGTCGCGGTTTTCCAAGTCTTGTTGACGTTGGTAGCACCGACTTTTGATGAGTTTAGTAGACCTTCCACACCAATGATGTCATCACCAATATAGACTTGCTCATCTACATCCATGTTGTGCTTAAGCACTAAACCGCTGTGCTTCATAGTGTCTACAGGACGACCGAGCTTTTGAGCAGATTCAAGCTCTGGAATGGTCCATCCCAACTGCATAGCCCAAAGCGTTAAAGGCTGTGCGGTTTTACCGATATCAAGCGCGATACCTTGAATCGCATCTGCATTTTTACCTACCCATGATTTACCCGTAGGTGATGCACCACCTGCAGCAGCAAAAGTCGCATTACTAAAACTTGAAACTTCATCAGCAATCGAGACATCTGAACGCAGATCAATATCACGCCCCCATGTCACATCAACCAGCGGTTCGTGCATGGTTTGGTCTAAGCGTTCTAGTTCACCAACCAAGAATGCACCTGTGCTGTCAAATGTCTGCGCATCAAAGGTCATCATGTGGTCACGTGTACGCGCACGTACTGGAGCGCTACTCGTCCCCATTGCTACAGCTTGAGCCAAGGTTGTAGCCAAGAGTAATTTACTCATACTGTCTTTTCTCCAGGCACAAAAAACTCGCCTATAGCGAGCTGTGCCATTAATTAGTTTTAAATGTTGTAAGAGATTTCCACATTGCCTTGTGCATCTGCATCATGCATGAACATGGCATTGGTCAATTCGAAAGTATTGGCTCCGTCAGCGATGGCTTCAATTCCACCCAGTGGTTTAGCTTCGGTATCTGCTGCGACACGCACATAAACTTTACCGGCTTTCTTCGCAGATCCAGCATTACATTTCACAGTCATATAGCCACGGCGCATCACATCACCCATACCTGAGCTAGGTGGTACCGCTTTACCAAGTTCATTCTGCGAGGTCTGAATTGGGTATGAGCGAACAAGCAAGCCATATGCACCAGTATCAGCCGCCTCCAAAGGAATAAAATTCCCTGTTGCTGTATCAATTTTTCCGAACAAACCAAACGCAGCGAATTGAGCACCGACATGATGTGATTCGATAGTTGAATGTGACTTACGTGATACATCACCAGGAATACCTGAAGGCATACGATATAAAAATGAGTTCATAATTTACTTATCCTTTGTTGCCGTAGTGTGCACGGTTACGAGCATTGATTTCAGCGGGTGTAACAGGTGCACGCCCAAAGTCTTTCGTTGAGATGCCTGAGCGAACACCTTTGGCATTGTTCTGCATTTTGATCAGCTCAGAAGCGCCAGCGAAAGCAGCATCAATGGTATGGGTTGGTAAAGTGTCAAAGTTCGGATTACCACCAACAAACGGCGTAATCGCTTTTTGGCCATCTTCAGTGGCGTAAGCTTGTTTCAATACAGCACGTTTGGCATTCAGTACAGCCTTACCATTATTGGCGCTGTCGAAGGTCGGCAAGCGATATCCAGGGGAAAGAATTTCAGCCCGGGAAATAACTTCTTTGAGTGAGTCACCTGTATGAGTTTGAACACCTTCATCAGATAACTTTGCTGCACCTTCAGGCTTGGTCAGATCACCATTATCAGTAGTCTCAGACTCATCGTCGTCATCCTCTGTCTCGTCAGGATCGTCAGAGTCGTTAGTCTTTTTCTTTTCCAAAGCACCAAGACGAGCATCCATTGTTTTCATGAACTTTCGCATTTCTTTCTGGAAAGCTGCATCACCAGTTTTTGAAGGCTTTTCATCATCGTCTTCATCTTCGGTTTCTTCGTCCGAATCCTCAGTCTTCTCGACTTCTTCAAGCGCCTGATCGATTGTTAGTTTGAGTTTTTTGCGCAAACCATCTAGTACGCCAGTTTTCTTAGGCATGAAACTATCTCCTATTGAGCAACGAGAACCACATCGCCCTTTATCAACTAATGCAATATGGTTTACCCGAATATTGCTCTGTAACCCTTTGCCCTTACTGACTTCTGTATAGTCAGCATCGTAACCAAGAGAAATTTCCACTTTCCCATCCAAAACGGCTTGAATGGTTGGTTTATCCATGACCAATAAATCAGCCATTAGAAAATCTGAATCTGCGCCTTCACCACGGCGAACATCTTTACCAATACCTTTAGACAAATCTTTCCAGTTATCAGGGTTTACCCAATCATCTGGATGGTTATCTGTAATCGGCTTGCTTTCAGCACTGGCAATAGTGATTGGATCGAATAGGACATCCTCACCACGTTGAATCAGGATTAATCCAGTATTGTCTGCGGTGACTGGTACCTCACCATCGGCATACATCAACGTCCCAATCCGTGCGATCGGAACATCCTTACAAAGCAAGTAGCCTTCAGGGGTTATTTCGCGTGTTCGCCCAAGTTGTCCCGTGGTGTAAATCTCGGATCGATCAACTGTCCGCTTGTCTTTTGTTTTACGTTTAAACATGTCTTTACCTTTTTGATAGGCAATAAAAAACCACCTAAAAGGTGGTTTCATTCTTTCCGTATTTATCTAGATAAATACTTATCATATTGCTCCAATGCATCTTCGCGGCTCATAAAACCAATATAAAAGTGAACAATCAACTGATAACGCTCATCCTTACTATTGATAGAAATAAAATCATCTATCGTTAATTGCTCATTATCTGTTTCATATAAAAATAGTTTCTGCATTGGCAGCCCAGTTTGGGCATTAAACATTCTTAATCCGAACTGATGTTTCATTTAGAATTTCCATGTATAGTATTTAATAACCATAACATAAGTGAGCTAAAATAAATCTGGTATTACTGGCTCAGCAAAACACCGGCAATTGGGTAAGCACCCCGCATGACCTGTCATTTTGTCTAAGGTTGGAGGTTTATCCCAATAGACAAACTTGCCATTCATTTCATCATGGCTAGGTCTAACATCCACATCCTCACTGGTGTGCCAGTTGTATCCTTCAGACCCAAGATTTTGCGCTCTCGCTTGAGTAAAGACACTTGCCGCTCGACTAACCTCGGTCCTTGCTATCGTGTTTGCCCTTGACTTAGTAACATGGCCAGTAGCCATAATCAGGCTTGAAATTTCACTTGCCCGACCACCTTCGATCAATGCTCTAGTGGATAGGTCATGAACCCGCTGTGCTGCTTCAAGAGGCAGAGACTTAATCAAGCGAACCTGATCATTCAGCAATTCCTGATAAACCCCACCAACCTCAGTATTGCGAATCTGATCTCTCACCCCTCGTGACAAGTCCTGAGCGTAAATTAGCCAAGTTCTTTCGTCACGCAATGCCACATCAGTGATAATTCGTCCAGCGGCATTCTGCGCCCAATGGTGAAGCGTGTTGGAATACTCATTCAGAGACGCGGCAATCAATGGATAATTTCGAGGATCTGATACATCAAAACCTTTAACGATCGTATCGACATAGCTAGCAATCTTTCTAAGCTGCTGACTGTATCGAATCTCCATCTTTCTGGCTCGATGCGGCGTTATCCGATTGATTTGACTCTTCATCATCTAGCTCACTTTTCGGTGGAGGTGGATCGTCATCAGCATCTTCGATTTCCTCATCAGTGATATGCGAGAAAATTCCTGTGACCTCACTCGACTGACGTAATTCTTTAAGTGCAGTCTTACGTGAGATCAATCCAGACTCTTCAGCCTTGGTCACAGCATCAACAACAGTGTTGGCCACATCTGCTTTAGTCTTCTCATCGATCTGCCATAAGGAAGCAAAATCAAACTTAAATGAGTCAGGTAGCGGCTTACCCATAACAGACAATGACACTACTTGAAGTAAAGTCTGCAACGGCGTACGCATACGACCTTCTTGCTGCTGGTTGATGTTGTCGTAGTAGTTCGAAAGATCCGATTCACCTGTAGCACTAAAACCTGCAGGTGATTGACCAAACAAACGAACTAATGGAATACCAGTTGCCCCAGCAATCTGTTGGCCAAACTGCATCAGTAGATTATCTAAACCAGTAAAGCTGTATTGGTGAGTCTCGAAAGCATCCCGAGAATCCATCAAGGTCATGCCTTCGTTAGATTGCCACATGCGTATTTGATCAATTTGCTTAACCAATGCCTCATAAGCACGCCCACCAGCTGCAATAATGTCTCGCAGTTTATCTACCTTATAAGTTCGTAAATGAGCCTTATAAACCAGTTGGCCAGAACCCAATGTCGCACTATCAAAAATTGTAAGTCGATCTTCAAGGCGTTCAATAACAGACTGTCCCCAAAGGTTTTCAGCGATTGATTGCCAGTACGGTAGCTTTACCCCATCCATGCGAATAACACGTGAGTAGTGAATGCGCTGATTGCATAGACCTACTGAATCAGTAATCACATCATAGAATTTTGGCATTCCATAATGTGGACCATAATCCGTGACCAGATCTTCAAGCGTTGGGAGCACCATCCAGCGATCTAAAACCAATAAGCCCTTAAACTGATCTTTACCCACCGTGTTGGTGTTGAGTGGCGTTGAAACGTTCTGGCCATCAATCAACATGACTGCAATGGCACCACCATAAAGGCGGGACCATTTGATGGTTTCGTTTAGCTTGTCCCATATCTGCAACCGATCTAACTCTTGATTGATTTCCTCGGCACCATCGGGCTCCAAGCCTCGCATGTTTATGCCTTCACGCGTCATATCATCAGCAACAACATCAACCACCTGACCAACCACCCAAGAGGATCGATACATCGCTTCAAGCTTTGTACGATTGCGGCTGAGGTAATTAAACCCATATCCAGACTGATCATGTTGGCTTCCTGCACCCAAGCCAACCCGAGCCGCGAAGTTTTGAAAACTATCCGCAGTAAATTTAAAGAGTCCCATAATTTTCTCGAATTAAAGCTTATTCCAAACGTTGATGCTTGAAATTTGCGGGTTAAAACAAATCATGACGCCATCCGCCCGGTTAGGTGAAGCGGTACCATCTGGCTGTTTGTCTACTAGAATTTTGCCAGTGCCATTCTTCTTATAGGTTGGCTGTGATAGTTCCGTGGTCAGAAGCGCAAGCTCTTTACTGTCTATGTCTGCACTTGATAGCGAGATAAGCATATCGGGATCATATTCACGACCATTGATCGCTCTATATGTCTCCTGAAAGCGTAGACGCAAATGCCACCATGATTGAGCCTTAAGGTTAGCAAAGAAGTCTTTATTCAAACGACTCTCAACCATTTCACTTTCAGGATCATGCACTGAGCCCGATCCTCGGAAGGGCTCCACATTTACTTCAGGCAATCCTTTCTCACGCTGTTGATCATTGATCACGCGAGAATCACCACGCACTCCAGCACCCAAGCCATCAGCATCATAGAACATGGTGTCTATTGATCTCTCAATCGAGATATCCATGGCTTTTTGTGTGGTCCCAAAGATGTCATCACCTTTGCCTGACCACGTATCTAGATAGTCCAGGACTATGCCGTGACGACCAGCAAATGAGTTCTTATCCTTGCCCTCATCCGCTACATCTAGGCCACCAATACGATCGCCAGTTGCCTCAATCCCAAGCTTGAGATGTGCATCGATCGCAGCCTGTACCCAAGAACTTGGAATAAGCACACCCTCAACCGATGCCGCATAGTTGATATCAACTTCCTGTGCCAAAACCACATCATCCAATGTGGCCAACTGCTTTTCATACCAGGGGTGGATCGAAACACCGTTATAAGTAACCGTCCAGTTCTTATCTGGGTTTGCACGCCATGGCATGGTGAATACTGCATAACGCCCACTGAATCGGTCTTGATGGAATCGATCACCAATACCATTCGGGGTAGATCCTTTGATATGTACGTTGGTGTTCTGAGAGATTGCAGCGTCTACAGCTTCCTGACGCTCTACGAAAGCCCATTCATCAAGAAAGTACATTGAAGTACGACCACCACGGCCAATGTTATCGCCAGCCTCACCTGTAATGGTTGCTCCATTATCAGGATTCACGATACGCATGTAGTTATCATGGTCACGGCGATTGAATTGCTTTGGCTTCATCCATTCAGGCAGCTTCTCAAACATATCCCTGAATTTATGGAATAGTGTTTTAGGGTCACCCTTTTTATCTACCAATTCCTCTTTGCGGCTTCCTACACCACCCGCAAAACCTTCAACAAATAACCACCGATGCAAGAAGAATCCCAGAACGACATAACTCATGCCTTCATCTCGGGATTTCTCAATCAAGCCATGAGTCTGTGTATTTTCGCGCTGTATGAGCCAATCAACCAATTCAACCTGTTTAGGTCGTAGTACAAATGGGATATTGGCAGGCAAACCAAATGCCATGCCTCGTGGATCGTAAGTCCATACCCAATGATTGAACCAGTGTGCTGGATCGTTTCTACACTTGTAGATTTCTGCCTGTTGGCTTAATTCATTTTGCTCTGTGACTGCTTTGTAGTAATAACGGCGCGTCATCTCCGCAACCACCTCAGGCAATCGTATCTCGATAGTCCACTGCCTGATTAATGGAGTTATCTCTTCTAATGCATAAGTCATAACTTGCCATTAATTACTAATCGTGAAAGTTCCTGAGGTGTCATGTTTGCCAGTTCATCAGGGGTGTATGTTGGCTGAGTCTGTTTTTGCTCAGTCTCGGTTTTAATGGTTCCACCATTAGCACCTGTGATTTCTTGGCGGCTTACACGACCGTCCGTTTCTTGGAATGCCTGTTTTAAAAGGTTTTGTTTTGCTCTTTTATTACGGCCTGAGTCCTCATACATGTTCTGAAGCTCTTTTAGCCGAAATGCTTTGTTAGCGATTGGAATATCCAAAATGTTTTCTTGAAATCTCTTTCGCGTTTCATAAAAGAGATCTTTTAATTTTTTACTGAGGTTCCGCCCTGCATACTTTGTTGGGTCATAACTATGGCATTGCTTCCGATCGATTTTAATCTTATAAGTTTCTTCTACCGAGTCAGCAACTTGTTGAGGTGTTTCAAAGCAAGCAAGAGACTGAACTATAAAGATTTTCACAGGCTCTTTTAGTGCTGCCATAAACTCACCTTTGTCGTGCTACGTCGTACAAGATAGGCAAAAAAAGAGCCATAAGGCTCAATTAATTAGACAGGTCCCACAACACGCAGCAATATTCTTCTCTGATACAAACGGCGCTTGCTTAGCAACCTCAACAAGCCTTTTGACGTTCTCGCTTGCTCCCCAGCGTTTGACCACACCAACAAACTCTTCTACATCATGAGCGGCTAAGTGATGTTTAGGTAAACCTGTATGGTCGCTATAGATGATTTCACCATCTCCATCACGCTCAACACCAATGTGGTAAAGCTCGTGCTCGATCAAAGCGCAAAAGTCACGGTCATTGGAGTTTTCACAAAAGCTTGCATCGATGGTAATGAGATAAACTGGCACATAACCAAACCAGTCCCGCATTTGTTGTTCCTGGCGCGCTTTCTTCCATCCACCTTGGTTGAACATCACCTTCTCACACTGACCAAGCACCATGCGTTTCTTTGCCACACATGCTGATGATGCCCAAGCAAATGCTAAGAATGTTTCGTCATCGTGAATCAGCTCAGCAATGTGGTCATGGTCTGGATTGTGAAGTTCACCACCAAGCCTTAAGAAGTTTTGAATCACCCATTCTTTTAATTCCACGGCGGGTGCTAAGCGAATCGCTTCTTCTTCCTCGGCCTGATCAATCAGATCCGTTGGCGGGAATGGTCTGATTTGGTCCATTAAACAAATGCCTCTTTAAATTTTTAAGCCACTGGCTCGCATGAATCGCATCGATTTGTAGTGGTCCATTTTCATCAAGCTTGTAACGTGGGCAAGATTCTAAACGCACAACCGTAAAACCCATTTCAACGGCATGATCGTATCGATCCAAACTCCATGCCTTGTTCTTAAGCTTGCCAGATCTACCACCCGACCAAGGTCCACCAGATATCTCAACCAATATTCGATGCTCAATTAAATGAAAATCAAACCGCCAGTGCTTGGTAGATTTAAAGTGAAATTTCTTCTCGTACTTGATACCCAAGACATTTAAAGCTTGCTGAAAATCCTCTTCAGCTTCCAAATATTTCAGTTTTGCTTTAGGCAGTGGTTTAGATCGAGGTTTTGTTTTGGGTGGGCGCTTTTTGGTTTTCCAGAAGTAGTCATCTGCGTTCATAAATTACGCCCATTAAAAAAACAAATCCATTCAATTTATATAAAAAACAATATATTATTGAAAATTATCAGAACCACTAAGCTAATAAAATAAGGGGAAATCATGTCTATTAGCACAATCATTAAAAGTGTTGCAATGATGCTTTTACAGTTTTGGTCAAAAATCCCACCTGAAATAAAAGATAAAATAATTGAAGAGATCCTGAAGCAATTAGAGAGAATTCTTAGAGAATTCTTCAAAAAATTCAAAGAGCAACAATCTTCTAAATGATAGGTAAAATAATGGCTACTAATAAATACTCACTTCAACAGTTTATTGAGCAAGAAGTGAAACTCTCGCTTCAAAATCAACTTCCAACCAGTTTGATAGAAAAAGGGGTTTCCAACGGAATAGCATCTGCCTCAATTCCCTTAGCTGGTTTATTAGGCTCAAATAAGAAGGTGGAAAAATTCAAAAATGAGCTGATTAAAGACTTGCAGTCAAAAGAAACAATCCATGAAATTAGTAACATTGTTGGTGTTCCAGAAAATGATGAAAGTGAAGACGAGTTTGTTGAGCGTTCCTTAAGAAAATTAAGAGTTTATCTAAATAATAAATTCAAATAGTATTTATAAGAAAAGAAAAACCCCTCAACATCTAAAATGCGAGGGGTTTTTATATGCCGTAATACATTCGGCAAAAGCCACCGAGGTGGCAGGGTCAATCAACTTCTTTTAAACAGTGCCGACACACATTGATTTCTTCATCATCAATTGTGTAATCAAATTCTGTAGCACCATGAAATCCAAACAAACACATTAAAAATCGGAGCATGGTCTTTCTCCTTACACCGGAGCTTATGCCGGAGCTAAACAAGTTTGCTTCTCTTTTTGATCAAGCAAATCTGTCAATAAAAATGTCAGAACAAACTTTATAATTTTCAATATCTTGCTTTTTGATTCATTCGATTCATGTCAGAGATTATGTCGAACTAAGCAAGATTACTCCCTAGTTAAGCAAGTATCCGGAAATCCCAGATAGTTCAGCAGGGTAAATGTCTTTAAATTGGTGGGCCTGATCAGATTCGAACTGATTATCTCCCCGTTATGAGCGGGACGCTTATACCACTTAAGCTTAAGGCCCATTAAAAAGGATGTGGTGATCTGCCACACCCTTGCCTGTATTTCGATATTAATCAGCTCGGCAACTGATCTACCGCTACTCATAATCACATTAACCTTACATGCACGGTCAACTTTACTTACTTTCATTCTCTTTTAAGGTCGGGTTGCCAAGCCATAGCTGGAATTGCCTATAACATCTAGGCGTTTACTCAAGGCATGTTCTGCAAATTGGCTTTTTGCAGGAATTAAAAAAGCCCGATCATTTGACCGAGCTTGAAATTGGGTGGCGGCATTCAACTTAAACCACTACGAATAA